AAACTTGATGGTGCCCCGGCATTAGTGTGGGGAACTAACCCGCAGAATGGTAAGTTTTTTGTCTGCACGAAAGCAGCATTTAACAAGCAAAAGATTCGCCTTTGCTATAATGAAGATGATGTTTTCCAGCACTTTGGTCATCAGCATCGCGTAGCACAAATCCTCATTTTCTGCCTGGACTTCCTGCCTCGCACTAAACAAGTGCTGCAAGGTGATTGGATTGGTTTTGGTAAGGGTTTGGATACCTTTACTCCCAACACGATTACCTATAAGTTTCCTGAGGTAATTCGTCAAGAGATTATCATTGCTCCGCACACGATTTACAGTGGTGCTGATGATATTCGTGAGATGACTGCTGCTCCTCTGACTAGCAAACTCATCAGCACTAAGGATTGTCTTTTCGTGCAACCTGAGGTGTCGCTGAATCCTCATCGTGAAGATTTGGAAGAGGTGTGTAACTTTGCTAGGCAAATGAGTACGCTGTGTGAGTTTGTCAGCGAAAAGAAAGCATCACAAATCAAAAAAGAGATTAACGCTTGCATCCGTGAGCAAAGGGACGTTTGTGAGTATGAAATCGCAGAAAAATGCGATTGTGATAAGAACCTGATTCGTTTGTGGAAACTGGTTGCATCTATCAAGATGGATTTGTTCCTGTTCATTGATAGTAGCACGGACATTCGCTGCGAGATTGAAGGTAAGTTCAGCGACCACGAAGGTTATGTTATCGTGAATCAATTTGGAATGATGAAAGTGGTTGACCGTGAGACTTTCTCTTGTGCAAACTTTACGATTGCAAAAAACTGGGCAAAGTGACTATAACTGGGCCCGTGAAAGTGCATCAGTAGTATGAGCAACACCGTTACGATGGACCTTTCCACTGTAGACCAGCAAATCCGCATCCTTGATTCACTCAATGAGATTGCGTATATGAAGGTGAGTTCTTCTAATCTTGGTGGGACTACTTCATACTTCCTGCATATCTCACTGGACAAAAAAGAGGACTGGGTGAATAACATTTTTCACAACAGTCGCTATGCTATTTTTGCACTTCAATCCGGTAAGATTGAACTGATTGCGAAACACTATCAAATGCCTAAGTTTCGTAAGTGCAATATCAAATCTGCTGCCCAAGTTGCGGAAAAGATTGCATCCTACTGCATTAACAACTGATTATTATGACTGACGCACAAAAGATTGAGTTTATTGTTAAGTTGCTGCAAGAGACAGCAAATAAAACTCACTGCAAAGATGGTGACGATTATGAAGATTATGACTCTGCGGATGAATGGTACAATCCAGCAGATAATGGTAATTTTGATGATGCTTTTGCAGATGGAGAAATCTGTGGAGAAATAGAATATGCCCGTACTATTCTTGCAAAGATTCAAGAACTGAACTAACAACTGATTCACACTTAGCATTGAACACAAATGACTAATCAAGGCAAACAATGTGAAAGGTGTGGTAAAGGCACCTACGAAATCGCTGACTTGAATGATGAAATTCACGGTGAACTTCATTGTAACAACTGCGGGCACTTTAGTAAACTTAATTCTACACCCAAAACGAAAGAAATCAAGTCCGTCATTGTAACACGTTCCATTGAGTATTCTCCCGAAGCATATCTTGAATGTTGCAAAGAAGATGATGAAGAACCCACACAAGAAGGTTTCATTGAATTCATCCAAGATTGGATTTATGATGACTTTAGGTGTGGTAACACTGCACAAGAAATCACCACTCTGAACTACTAATGGAAACTGCATTCGTCACGCCTAAGTCTAAGAAAGCAAAGAACAGGTTTGCTAATCTTATGGAGTCAAATCCTGAATGTTTCGTAGAACAAGACAAGGGAAATCGTTTCTTTCTGTGTTCTGCAAATAGCAAATACTTTTTCTGGGTTGACCTGAACAATGACCCAAATTGGCAAGTGGAGTTCTGAATCAAAATGAATATGACACCCAAACTGTATGTTTTCGGCAACTATGATACAGGTGAAATGGTATCAGTAACCGCATCTTGTCTCACTGCCGCAACTGCAAAACTTCGTGATGATTATGAATATCACAACTTCTACGTTGAGTCACTGACTACAACTGGGCCCGTGAAAGTGCATCAGTAGTATGACCCCCAATCGCTTCCCAATGAACTTCAACGACATTCACGATAGCATCAATCTTGCGTCCAAACTTGCCAAGGACAATTATGATGCCCGCAATGGTATCATTGACCGTCTGAATGAGACTGTTGTTGTTGATGTTCGTTCCCGTGCATCATATATTGCTGGTGAATGTTCGTACTATTTTCCGCTGCACAATCAGAACGGCGATAAGATTAACGAGGTCAAACTCTATTGTCGTTGTTCTCCCACTGTCAAAGGAGGAATTCGTTATTCCTATAAATTGAATGGTAAGGTCATTCCTCGTCATAAAATTGCCCAACGAATGAGTGATTTGGGAGTCTAAAACTTCTATGTCAAATGAACACTCACACCTCCTACTCAATGCCTAGTTTTTCAACCAGAGTTCTTGCCTTTCTGAATACTCTTACTGATGAACAGTTAGATGATTTCAGTGACGATGACATTATGCAACACATTCTAAATCAAGAGGAAAACCAGTGAAAAAGTATCAAGAACTGGAACAAAAGATTCGTGAACTTCAACAAGAAGTAAATCGCCTGAAAGAAGAAGAAAAAGAGAACAAGATTCCTGATCTTTTTAATCTTGAACCCACACTTGAAGTTCTAAAGAATCCAAGGAAGAATTATGGTCGGTTGATTTTATCTTTTGAATGGGTTCTTACTCCTCAAGGTCATACGCATTGGGGAAACCTTTGCAGCGGAAACAAACCACTGACCGACCAGGATATTATTCAACTTCAAAAGTGGGTGATTCTTTACTATCAACAACAACAGAAATCCAAATGAAAAAGTATCAACAACTAGAAGAGAAAATCAAAGAACTTCAACAAGAAGTAGAGCGTCTGAAAGAAGAAGAAAAAGAGAATAAACTTCCTGATTATTTCAAGATTGAAAAAGTTCTTGAGTTTCTAGAAGATACCAGTAAAGTTTGGTTGATTGATGAATGTTTTACTTGGGAATCTACTCCTCAAGGTGATGACTACTGGTGCGAACTTAGTGAGGAACTACGCCCAGTGAATGACCAGGATATTATTCAACTCCAGAAGTGGGTGATTCTGTATTATCAACAGAACTGAAAATGAGGAAGAAGTTTGCCTCAATTCACAAACAAAAGTGACTTCGTAGAGTGTGAATAATTCAATAGGATAGGTGATTGGGTGTATGAAGCAAGGACTGGTAATCCTTGCTTTTTTTATTGCTTATGAAAGATAAAAGGTATTAAAAACAATTAAAAAGCCATTTTTAAATATAAACGTGTAATTAAGCTGTGTGATACTTATTATGATTAAAGGGTGATTTTGATAAGAATTCGTATCAAATAGGGTTGGTCATTTAATACACTCAGAACCCTTAATAATCCATTTAAATCCTTCTAGACCCCTTAGTATTCTCATTTAAATCCAGCCAGGTCTTGTGATCTTAGCGAGCGTACCATAAGAAACGCAATTTGTCAAGGGATAACCACCGCCGCGAGATTTTGAAATCCTCATAAGGGACTCACAAAAGTATCAGAGGTGCTTATAAATACTCCACGAACTTGACAGAATCCTCAAGTTGTCGTACAGTAGCTACACGCACTAATTGGAGCAAAGTTCAGATGGTTTCGTCTTACGCACTGGCACAAAAGAAGAAAGTTCGTGTAACCCTGGAACTCAATGTGTTTCAGGATTTTGATGCAAAACAGATTGATTTTGAAAAACTGTTTGAATTGGAACCTGCCGAAAGTGTGCAGGTCTACGTTGAGGATTTCTCTGAGAATCCTTGGTGATTTCTATAACGCTCTGAGACCCCTGTAGAATCGCCTACAAGGGGCATCTGAACCCTTGGATATACTTTGGGATACCCAAGGGTTTTTTATATGAAATGAAGAGTTCCAGAGTGACTACAACTGGGCCCGTGAAAGTGCATCAGTAGTATGAACACTCCCCAAACCACGATGGAGATTCTTCAATATACTCAAGCACTCTGCGAATCGCTTGAGGTTGATTATCGTCTCTACTGTACAAGGTCTCACCGTCATTGTGTTGAGCGCAATCAAGATGCACACTATCACAATAAGTGTCTGCAGGAGATTGCGAATGGTACTTATACCTTCACCACTACCTTTGAGATAGTTGAAGGTCGCAAGTATTACAAGGTTGTGATGCTTACTTCTGGGAATCGGAGTGTTCATTGCTTTGTGAACAAGACGACTGGTGATGTATTGAAATCTGCCTCCTGGAATGCACCTGCAAAGGGAGTCAGATACAATCTTCTGAATAAAGAATCGCGGGAGAATTGCTACCGCTATGCAGACTGGAGTGGTCGCTATCTTTACCTTCGTTGAGTTCATCTTTCTTTTCAATTCACCTTACTTGATTAAAACAATGTTTGAACAATCCTTCCCCCCTGCTGATGCTATGGTCAATCAACTCTCCAAGATTGAGTATAAGAAGCATTGGCAACAGTTTGTGACATTTACTCTGACTGTGTTTGCTATTGTAACTGTTCTGGCACAAGATGCATACAAGCGTGTGACTGAATGGTATCAGAATGGCGGCAAAGAGCAACTGATTTCTTATGCTCACCGTTCCGCACTGTTTATCAATAAGCATACAGGTCTTGGTAATAAGTTCTATGCTGCACTGGTTTCTGTACATAATCGGATTGAACTTTCCGCGCATCAGGTAGATGATGCTTTGAGTGCCTGAGTATAACTTATTCTTCACAATCATGACTGAAAAAGAAATTCAAATTCGGGCACAAGTTCTTCCTCTGATTGATAGTCTGGCATCCAATTTGTTTGATGATGGACAGGCAATCTATGGGCGCAAGTTGGATAGAATTCTCATGAAGCTTGAGAGTATTCTAAATGAGACTTCCGACCAGTCTAAACCATTCTGAATGAGTGCCTGAGTTAAACTGGGCCCCTCAAACTGCATCAGTAGTATAAGCACAACCGACACAAACAAATGGCAACCCTGAGCACTGAAAAGACCTATACTCTGATTCTTTCTGAGGATGAAATTCGGATGATTTTCTCTTCGGTTGAGAATGCTCTGGAGTCCAATCTGTTCTCTATGCAATATGAAAAGATTGCCAAGGATTTTGCAGAGGAAATTGCCCCTGAACTGATCTGAACTGGGCCCCTTAAAGTGCATCAGTAGTATAAGCACAACCCCATCGCTACTTTCCCCAATGCGTAAGATTGAAACCCTGATGAACTCTGCCATTCAGAATGAGCAGAACTGGTCTCAAGATAACACCACTGTTACTACTCTGAATGGTGTATCTTCTGTCCGTCTGCATGGCAATCTGATTGCTGATATTGGTGATACCTGGATTCGTCTTTTTGACGGTGGGTATAAATCTAAAACCACCAAAAGCCGACTGAATGCTATTCTTGCAGTTCACGGCAATGGTGATAAAGTTTACCAGAAGAACTTCAACTGGTACGTTGAAACTAACGGCACTGAAGTTCCCTTCTCCAATGGTCTCACTCTTCGCTGAGTGACTACAACTGGGCCCCTCAAAGTGCATCAGTAGTATGAACACCGATTCTCAAATGAACTTCGATTTCGTTAAGTCTGCCTCCGCTGCTGGTCTTAATCACCAGTGGAATCTTGTCTCTCATTATGTACTGCACAAGTCCAACTATCCCGGAATGACTGTTAGCGAAACCATCGCGTTCCGTGATGCACTTAAGGTTGAACTTGACGACCGTTGGGAGAATGGAGACAAGCAAGCTTTTGAGGAAATGATTGCACGAACCTTCGGTCGCTGAGTGAAACTGGGCCCGTCAAACTGCATCTATAGTGTAGGGGCACAATTCCCACCACAATTCTTTACTCTAACTCTCATGTTTGATTTTGATCAGTTTCTCAAGGATCTTCTCTCTGAAGGTTTTGTCTGGTCTGATGATTATCTGGTCAAGAAAGATAACAACGGTGTCGTTCATACCTATACTCCCAACGAGAATGATTGTTCCTATTTGCATCAACAATTCCGTTGCATTGTAGGTGTAGGAAATGAGTTGATCGGTAGCAATCGCATTGTCTGCACTTTCTCCTGATTCCTTTACACTTACTCCAGGGGTTCTAAGACATAACTGGGCCCCCGAAAGTGCATCAGTAGTATAAGGACAAACGAAACCAAGATGATCACCGAATCCTACATCTCTGCTCTCTACTGGTTCGCCTACAGTGTTGTTAACCTTGCAGAGCAGTTTAACATTAAGCACTCAATGGGTGACTGGTTCAACTTCGAAATCGGTGCAGATGTGTTTCACGATGATATCTGCCGTGCCCTTGCTGTTGATACTGAATCCAAGCAAGTCTACGGGTTCTGATACCCAATCCGTTTCCCACTAACTAACACTTTTCTTCCCCCAATGACTAACACCTACCAGACCAATCTGACCGACCGCACCTATAACGGTTGGACCAACTATGAGACCTGGAATGTTGCTCTCTGGATTGGCAATGATGAGGGTCTGTATAACCTTGCCCGTGAGTGTGGTGATTATCAAACCTTCCTGAATGAGGTCGGTGTGGGATACTCTACTCCTGACGGTGTGAAGTTTGCCGATCCGAAAGTTAACGTGATTGAGATTAACTCTGACGTGTTTGATTTCTGAGTGGCCAGTTACACTTAAGAGTTCCCAGTTAACAACAACTGGGCCCGTCAAAGTGCATCAGTAGTATGACGAACGATACCAAGATGACCCAAGAGCAAGCACAAACCATCAACAACTTTTTCACGGTTGATGAGTGGGATGCCATCTATTCTGCAATGGGTGATTATGCTAACTACGGTGATGATGAGTCTGACGTTGCTGATAGTGTCCGCCTGAAGATTGCCAAGTTGGTTGCACTGACTGAGCACAACATTTCCATCTGAATCACACAAACTCTTCGCTCCTTAGTTAACACTCCAATGCACAACGTCACTGCCTCTCGTTATACCTTTGATGAGATTGTCCAGCAATGCTTTGATGCTATCAATCGCATTCCCACAGTGAGCACCAGCAGCGACGACAGTTTCTATAACGAACTCCTGCAATTTGAGGAGTATCGTATTCTTATCGGTCTCGCACAGTAAGCATACACAAGGGGAATGAGATGCGCCCCTATTAAAGACACTCACACTCCAAACAGTTTCTTACACTTTTCTTCCTATGTCTCGCGACCTTGCTATTGCCATTCTCCGCAGCAATCAAGTTGCCACTGGCACTCAGCTTCTGGAGGTTCTTGATGTTATCGCATCTGACGTTGCAGAAGCAAATGCCGCACAAGAAACTGACGCTAACTGATACAAACTCTCTGTTCTTTATTCACACTAACTGACTTCATTATGACCAAGCAAGTTCTTATCTCTCTGCTCAAGCAAGGTAACACTGGCACTGAGATTCTGTCCATTCTGGATGCAATCGCTGAGGACAATTCCACTGAGGGTTACAATAGCGAACCCACTGCAGATGTGATTGCTTTCTGATAGTCTGGGGGCAGAGGGTTTGACACTCTCTGCCCCCTTATGTTATGATTGGTGATGTAGTGATTCGGCAGTGTTTTATGCCGCGTTCCTTATGCCGCCGCGCGGCGTTAACGCCCCGTATAAGAATTTGGGTCCTTCCTAACCTACAGAGGTGACAAATCGACCTCTAAATATCGTTCTCTTAAAAATTTTCCGCAAGTACTTGAAGAATGAAAAACGCCCGCAGAAAAACCCCATATTGGAATTTCTGGAAGGTTGTCTTTGCAGGATGGTTAATTCGCTATCCTGATAAAATTTTCAGATTTATCGGAGTGCCCCTTGGAATTCTGATAGTGATGATATATAATGCGGTTACGAAATAAAAAAGTAATAAAAAAATTTTCGGAAAAATTTTTGAGACCCTATGGAAAAAATATATCACATATATGCAAAGAATAAGTGCATTTATCACTGTTTATCAGAGGATAAATTCTCTGAGACCTGGGAGATGCTGCACAGAATGATTGAGTTTATTGATATGAATATTTCTAAGGAAGATTTGCAGTATGAGGAAGTTATCACACACAGAGAGGTAATTCTAAATTCCTCTCATTGACAAGTGCATATATAGACTGTTAAAATTGAGTTTGAAGGTTATTTTAACTTATGGCAAAAGGATTTACTGTAAAAGCTGCGGCACCAAAACCCAAAGAACAAGAATGGGATATTGATGCAATTAAAGAAAGAATGAGAGGGAAGAGCATCGTCTTCTGTTTACCTGGAAGAGGATGTTCATTTATTTTCCTCAAGGCATTTGTACAACTCTGTTTTGACTTAGTTCAGAATGGAATGAGTATTCAGATTTCTCAAGATTACTCTTCTATGGTTAACTTCGCACGATGCAAAGTTCTTGGTGCAAATGTTCTTCGTGGTCCCAATCAGATTCCTTGGGACGGAAAACTTGAATATGATTATCAACTTTGGATTGACTCTGACATTGTTTTTGATTCAACCAAATTCTGGCAACTCTGTGATGTTGCTTTCCCAGAAGAAGGAGAGGAGCGTGAAATTGTCGCAGGTTGGTATGCAACTGAAGACGGTCACACAACCTCTGTCGCGCACTGGTTGGAAGAAGACGACTTCCGCAAGAATGGTGGAGTCATGAATCACGAAACTGTTGAGAGTATCTCAAAGCGTCGCAAACCCTTCACTGTTGACTATACAGGTTTTGGTTGGGTAATGATTAAGAAAGGTGTCTTTGAGAACCTTGAGTACCCTTGGTTTGCTCCAAAGATGCAAGTATTTGAATCTGGAGCAGTTCAGGATATGTGCGGCGAAGATGTCTCATTCTGTCTTGATGCAAAGGAAAAAGGTTTTGAAATTTGGTGTGACCCACGGATTCGGGTGGGACATGAGAAAACTCGTATTATTTGATTGAAATTAAGGAGGTAACTTAAAATGGCTAAAGGTGGATTGAACAAGACTGTATTTGAAGCAGGAGCTCCTAAGAAAACTCGTCAGGGACGTTCTTCTCGTACATTACTAAGCGCAACGTCTCGTAATGGAAGAAAGAAGAGATATCGCGGTCAAGGAAAGTAATTCATTATGATTCAACTAAACCCACCCATTCCTCTTGTGACCCCAAAAGGTAATGGGTGGGCATTTTTTTGTATTGATCGTTCTCAAGAGCACGATTTGGAGTGGGTCGTATTTATAGATAATACAGGAGAATGTTGGACTTTTAAGAATTCGCAAATTCGCATTCAAAAGAATTACACTCTAAACAGAAATAATATTCCAAGTCTCGGGATAGAAACCCCGTAAAAAGTTCTGATTTTCTATAAATCAGGAGAAAAAAATGACTCAAAAAATGCTTAGAGAAATTTCAAATGACGATTTAACTCCCAAAAAGCACAACTTTATTCTTCAAAACGAAATACATTCCAAAATTCGTAATGATAATGATTATGATGATTGGGAGTATGGTACAGAACCACTTTATGAGGTAAAAAACCTTAATAAATAAGATAGATTTGTTAAGGTTTTTATGCCTTTAGAACGGGTAAGTAAAGGTTTCAAAGATCTGAGTATGACATTTCAGGTCAACCCAATTAACTATGATCTCATTGCTCTGAAAAACGAGACTGCAATTGCCCGTTCTATCCGCAATTTGGTGCTTACATATCCTGGCGAAAGATTTTTCAATCAAAATCTGGGTTCAAAAGTTAGTCGGTCTCTTTTTGAGAATATTGATGATATTTCTTCATCAATCATCAAAGACGAAATTGAAAATACTATTCGAAACTATGAACCTAGGGTAAATTTAATCGAAGTAATAGTTAGTCCAAACTACGATAGTAATGAATTTAACGTTACAATCAACTATCGCATCGTAGGAATTGACGTTCTTCCTCAACAATTATCATTTGCACTACAGCCAACAAGATAAATGGCATTAGTTAATTTTACTAATTTAGACTTCGACCAAATAAGATCCTCAATTCGCGAGTACTTAAGAGCGAATTCAAATTTTACTGACTATGACTTTGAAGGATCAAATCTCTCAACACTCATTGACGTTTTAGCATATAATACCTACATTTCCTCATACAATGCTAATATGATTAGCAATGAGGTTTTTATTGATAGTGCAACTCTCAGGGAAAATGTAGTCTCTTTGGCAAGGAATATTGGATATGTTCCCCATTCTCGCTCCTCTTCAAAGGCAAATATTTCATTTTTTGTAGATACAACTGGATTTTCGACTAATCCTCTTACCCTAACTCTTAAATCCGGGGTTGTTTGTACAACCAATACAACTTTTGGTAATCAAAGTTTTTCCTTCATAATTCCGCAAGATATAACAATTCCCATAGTGAATGGAATTGCTTTATTTGAAAACATAAACATTTTTGAAGGAACATTCGTAGTTAATAATTTCACGGTAGATGCAAATAACCCAAATCAAAGATTTATCTTAGACAATCCAAATATTGACATAGATTCTATTAATGTTTTTGTCAGAGATACTCAATCAAGTACTATTAGAAGATCCTTCAAATTATCAAAAAATCTTTTTCAGATTAATTCAGAATCAAGTGTTTTCTTCATTCAGGAAATTGAAGATCAGAGATATGAATTAATTTTTGGTGATGGAATTTTTGGGAAAAAACTTGAGAATTTAAATTATATTGAAATCTCTTATACTATCACAAATGGGCCGGCGGCTGATGGGGTATCATCATTTTCATTTAATGGTCGTATTGTTGATAATAACAATAGAGTTATCACGTCTGGCATTTCTCTAATCACAACAAATTCTTCCTCACAAAATGGAAGAGAAATAGAATCAGTAGAGTCTATTAAAAAGTATGCTCCAAGAAAATATTCTGCGCAAAATAGAGCTGTAACAGCAACTGATTATGAGACAATCATTCCGACAATCTATCCCGAGGCAGAATCTATATCTGTTTTTGGTGGAGAAGATTTAAGTCCTCCAAAATACGGAAAAGTTTTTATTAGTATAAAACCAATTAATGGACCTTTTGTTTCCAATCAGGTTAAAGATAACATTATAAACTCTTTGCGAAGGTATGCTGTTGCGGGAATAGTACCTGAAATTATTGATCTAAAATATCTCTACATCGAATCCAACACCACTGCATATTATAATTCGAATTCTACATCCGATCCCAATTACCTAAAGGATATTATTCTAACGAATATAAAGAATTATGCGAATTCAAAAGAACTTAACAAGTATGGAGCAAGATTTAAGTATAGTAAATATTTAAAAATCATAGACGATACTAATACTGCAATCACTTCAAATATAACCAAAATAGTAATACGACGCGATTTGAGGGCAGAAGTGAATAAATTTGCCGACTATGAGATTTGTTATGGTAACGAATTTCATATTAAAAATTATTCTGGATATAATATTAAGTCTTCCGGTTTCAATGTATCAGGAATAAATGATACTCTTTATTTGTCTGACATTCCTAATAGTGATGGATTAACCGGAAGTATTTTCTTCTTTAAATTACAATCATCCAATACTCCAATAATTGTAAGAAAAAATGTCGGAAAAATTGACTACAAAAAAGGAGAAATAAACCTGTACCCAATAAATATAACTTCTACGGCAAAATCATCATATTCGTTCCCTATAATTCAAATTTCAGCAGTTCCAAAGTCAAATGATGTGATCGGATTGCAAGATTTATATTTACAACTAGATATTAATAATAGTTCGTTAAATATGTTATCTGATGAAATTTCTTCTGGTTCAGATATATCTGGATCAACCTATAAGTTTACATCAAGCTACACTAACGGAGACCTTGTAAGAATATAATAAAATGACAGAAACCAGAATCAAAATCAGTTCTATTGTTGAAAATCAACTTCCACAGTTTGTTAGAGAGGAATTTCCTCTTGTTTCTGAATTTTTATCACAATATTATATTTCATTAGAAAGTCAAAGTGGAGTAAATGATTTACTTCAAAATATAGACCAATATATTAAAGTAGATCAATTAACCAATTTAATAGACTATACAGTTTTAACTTCAGATGTAACATATTTTGATTCTACTATAAACGTAATTTCAACCTCTGGATTTCCTGATGAATATGGTTTATTGCTAATTGATTCCGAAATCATCACATACACATCAAAAACTTCTACAACATTTGAAGGATGTGTTCGTGGATTTAGTGGTACTACTTCATATGAAATAAAAGATGAATTCGTATTCACAGAAACAGAAGTACAAGAGCATAGTTTTATTGTAAACGGTGCCCCAAATAAGGTTACAAACTTAAGTATTCTTTTTCTTAAGGAATTTTTAAATAAAGTTAAAAAACAAATCACACCTGGGTTTGATGATAGGGAGTTATATTCGGATCTAGATGAAAGATTGTTCATAAAGCAATCAATAGATTTTTACTCATCAAAAGGTACTGATAATTCCTTTAAGATTTTATTCGGTGCATTATACGGACAGAATGTTGAGGTAATAAGGCCAAGAGATTATTTGATTCAACCATCAGATGCTCAATATAGAATTACATCAGATTTGGTTGTAGAATCTATTGAAGGAAATCCTGAAGATATTGTAAATAGAACTCTATACCAAGACCAAACATCATTTATAAGCTCCGCGCAAGGAACTATTACAAAAGTAGAGAGAATTAGAAGAGATTCTAAAGATTATTATGTCATTAGTTTGGACTCTGATTATAACAAAGATATTGGTTCTGTTGGGTCTATTTTTGGGAAATTTACTATTCACCCAAAAACAAAACTAATTTCTAATATAGTATCTGGATCAACTACTTTAGAAGTTGATTCTACGGTTGCATTTCCACAGAATAACGGAAACCTTATCATTGATCTTGAAAATGGGACTTCGTTATTTGTAACGTATAAGTCAAAGAACTTAAATCAATTTTTAGGTTGTTCTGGAATTTCTCAAGATATTTTAGCATCCACAGAAGTAAAATCGGATTTCTTTGCATATGGCAATTCTTCTGATGGAATTGTCAAGATTAGAATTTTGGGTGTTCTGTCTGAACTAGAATTACCAACGGACACTAAATTATATTCAAAGGGAGATACTGTAAAAATAAAAACTTTGGGTATAGATTTAAATGACTATAAATCTAATAATTGGTTTTTCAATATTCCAGTAAAGTATGACGTAAAATCTATACACTTACTTGATATCTCAGATAAATCTTACAAAGTTGATTTATATTATACACATTCTCTTAGAGTAGGGGACTATGTAACATTAATCTCATCAACTGGAAGAGAGCAATCTGGTTATGTAGTATCATTTAATAATGAAAAGTCATTTAGTATTCAATTTGGATCAGAAAATCTAGCATTAGATGTAAATTTAAGTTATATTGCTAGAAAAAACCTATCAAAGGTCTCTTCGGATAATTATCCATCAGTAAATCAATATATTTCAAACGTACAGAATGTATATTATAGTAACAATAAGTCATTATATGTAACTTCCCCCTCTCTTCCCACATATTTGAATAGAAATATAAGTGTAAGCGATAGATCTATAACATTTAGTGGGTCTTTTGATGGGGAAATTCTGGATTTTGGATCTCCTCATGGATTTTATACCGGGGATTCTATTGTATACAAACCAACAACAAATAATACATTAGGAATTTCTACCGGAGTTTATTTCGCAAAGAAAGAAAGTGAAACTAAATTAAAACTGGCAAGAAGTAGAAGTAATATTTTTACTAATAATTTTATCACAGTAAGCGGCATAGTAACAAATGCAAAATTTGAATTAACAGATTTTACATATGGAGATTTAAGCACACAATTATTAGAATCCCAAAAATTAATCAGAAAAATTTCAGAACCAGAAACTGATAGTAATGTTTATGAAACTATCCCTGGACTGACTGGAATTTTTGTAAATGGAGTTGAACTACTTAACTACAAATCAAAAGATAATGTTTATTATGGTCCTATAGAAAATATTATTCCTATAGCACCTGGATCTGGGTACGACGTAATTAATCCACCAATATTATCAATAATAGATCCTGTGGGGGCAGGGGCGAGTGGATATTGCTCAGTAATTGGCAGCCTTAACAGAATTGATATTATAGATGCCGGATTTGATTACGTCGAACAACCTACAATTGAGATTGTTGGGGGAAATGGGTACGGGGCATCGGCAAAGGCAAATTTAATTTCATTTGACCATACTTCAAGTTTCAATTCTCAGGGGTCTGCAAAATTAGTCGAATTAAATCCAATTAACACCATCGGATTCTCCGATTATCATAAATTTAGGGATCTTGAGGAGGTTGTTTATATAACTGATTCTCAAATTGCTTTGGGAGGATTATTCGAAAATTCGACTTATTTTGTTTCTGTTCAGGATGCATACAATATTAAATTGCACAAATCCTTTTATGATGCAAGTGTTGGTATTAATACGGTAGAATTAACTTCGTATGGAGTCGGAAATCATACATTTAAATCTAGAAATAAGAAGAAAAAAATTGGATCTATTACTGTACAAGATGCGGGGATAGGATATCAGAATAAATTAACTTCTACTGAAATAAGTGGTATTAGTACAACATCAGATATAATTACAATATCTAATCATGGATACAATAGCGGAGAAATAGTTGTATATAACGCAACATTGTCCCCGATAGGAGGATTATCCTCCTCCACTTCATATTATGTAACTAGAATTAACAGTGACCAATTTAAATTGTCCCAAATTGGAATTAATACGCTTGGGATTTCTACTACATTCTATTATGAATCAAAGCAATATGTAGATTTAACCTCTGTGGGCGCTGGAGTTCATAAATTTAACTATCCAGAAATTAAAGTATCTGTTAGTGGGAGAATTGGAGTTTCTACAATTTCAAATCAAAATTTTGGTGCCATAATCCAACCAGTTTTCAGTGGCGAAATACAATCAGTATTTGTAGAATCTGGTGGTGAAAAGTATGGGTCCGAAGACATTTTAAATTACAATAGACAACCTCTTTTTGAATTGAATTCTGGTTCGGGAATTCAATTAAAACCAATTATTTCCCAAGGCAAAATTGTTGATGTATTAATCAACAGTTCTGGAAGTGGTTATAATTCGGTGCCAAATATTGAGATAATTGGTGATGGTATAGGTGCTTCATTAACACCTATTTTCTCAAATGGGTCTCTATCCGAAATTAAAATTATCAATGGAGGAATAGGTTATAATCCTTCAAATACATATATTACAGTAACATCATCCGGATATGGTGCAAAATTTGAAGCACAAATTAAACCTTGGAAGATTAATTTAGTAGAAAGATTGATCCAAAATTCCCAAATACCAGATGATGATGGAATTCTAACCTCTGGATTAAATGGCGATTATGGTCTCGAATATACTCATGCATATTCGCCCAGAAATTTAAGATCCTCGGTGCAGGCATCTTTCTTTAAAGAGGGGGAAAAACTATATGTGCCAGATTTGCAGTTATTTAATAATAAAGAACAATTATCATATGCACATTCTCCAATTATTGGATGGGCATATGACGGAAACCCAATATATGGACCATATGGGTATTCATCAAAACTTGGAGGATCCGTTAATGCTGTAAGAACTGGATATAAATTATCAGACTCAGTAACTGAAGATAGACCAAAAACTTCTTTATATCCTAAAGGATTCTTTGTTGAAGATTATGTTTATGTGGGTAATGGTGATTTGGATGAGCATAATGGAAGATTCTGCATTACTCCAGAATATCCAAATGGTATCTATGCATACTTCTCTACTATTAATGGGGATTATGTAGAATCTTCGGGTATGTTTATGAACTATAGACGCCCAATTTTCCCTTATGTGTTGGGAAATTCTTACAAATCAAAACCAATCGAATTTAATTTCAATAGGGAATCAAATCAAGATCATATTGATATAAATCAAACGGACTGGAGAAGAAATACTAAACCATATGGTATTTTGGATAATCCAAATTCGTATGAATTTCTTTTAAATCCAAATAATATTAAACTCCAAAATTCAACCATAAAATCAGTATCTACAGGATCTATAGATTTTATAAAAATCATTTCCCCCGGAAATGATTACAAAGTAAATAATAAAATAAATTTTGATTCTTTACCCTATAGTGATAGTGATAGTGCTAGGGCTAAAGTTTCTTTAATCTCCGGAAAATTAATATCCCAAATTAGCGTAGGAACTTCTATATTTGATGATGTTAAATTTTATCCAAGCGATAAGGAATTTATTGGATTTACATCTGTCCCCCATAATTATTCAAATAATGATCTAATCACTATCACTGGCGAATATGATTATCAAAAATCTGCCAATATAAGTGTATCTAACAATACACTCACAATAACTTCAGGTGTAGGATCAGCCCAATATACGGGTTTAGTAACTTACTTTTCAGTTTCTGGCAATTTAAATTATCCAAATATTGGAGAAAATGATATTTATCAAATAGGAAATGAGCAAGTAAAGATCTTAAATGTTGATGCACAGTCTTCCAGAATAAGAGTACTTCGTAACCAAAATAATACCTCAGGAATAGTAACATACACTGCGGGTTCTATTTTAAAAGAAAATCCTAGAAAATTTAAAGTCAATTTTGGTATTTCCACTTCATATAATTATGAAATTAATAGGGAATTCTATTTTGACCCTAAAGAATCTGTGGGATTGGGAACAACATCAGGCGTAGGAATTGTAAGCACCATTTACTTTTCTAACCCAGGCGTAGGAATTACTCAAAGTACTATTCCAACACAATCAATTTATATTAGGAATCACAATTTAAATACTGGAGATTCTGTAATTTATTCTGCAAATGGAGGATCAAGAATTTCCGTATCAACTAATGGATATTCTAGTTTCCAACTTACAGATAACTCTATTGTCTATGTCGCTAAAATTACAAATGATTTGATTGGATTATCGACAAATAAAATTAGTATTGGTTCAACGGGAACTTTTGTTTCTGCTGGATCTACTCCAAGTAATATTTTATATTTTACTTCAGTTGGATCGGGAAATACTCACAGTTTCAAAACAAATTATACAAATACATTAACGGGACAAATTTCCAAAAATGTTGTTACTGTTTCTACGGCAGAAACTCACGGACTTTCATTGCGGGATGAAGTTTTTATTGACGTAAAATCTGGACTTTCCACAACATTTGTGGTTAAGTATGATGACTACAATCGAAGATTGCTGGTCAATCCAAGAGAATTTTCTTCTATAGATCTTGAAAATAATATCATAACTATTGATAATCACGGATATTATACAGGACAGAAAGTTTTATATACCTCAGATACCCCTGCAACAGGACTATTAAATGAAAGTTGCTACTATATTGTAACTATTGATCCGAACAAAATCAAATTATCGGATAGTTATTACAAATCAACTAAAAAAATACCAGAAGTAATTAATATTACTTCTTCTACTCCTGGTACAATTTCCCCAATCAATCCACCTTTAAAGGTGATAAGAAATCAGAATGTTATTTTTGATCTCTCAGATCCTTCGTTGTCATTTGTTAGTAACTACATTACATATCCGGCATTTGATTTTAAAATTTATCTTGATGAGAAGTTTGCGATGGAATTTGATTCCACATTCACTTCTCCAATTTTTGAAGTATCTAAAACTGGCGAAGTTGGAATAGACTCTACTGCAAAAGTTGTTTTATCAATAAATCAAAATGTCCCTGGTACATTATACTATAATTTAATTCCAGTAAATACAGATTTGAATTTGGATATTAAAAAAGAAATTTTTGCTGATAGTGAGGTAATTAGTTCAAATAAGATTTCGATAGTCGAAAGTGGTTATAACGGCAAATATACCATCACTGAAGTATCTCCAACTTCTTTCAAATACAACATCCCACAGAAACCTGAATTATATTCGTACACTGACAACGCAGAATATTATACGAACTCACTTTTCGCAAAAGGTCCAATTAAAGGAATAACACTCCAAAATGGAGGAAAAAACTATAATTCATTGCCAGGTATTACTTCAATCTCATCAAATTCTGGGTATGGATGTATTTTAGAACCTGTTACGACTTCTATAGGTAAAATTACTTCCACAGAAATACAAGATATTGGTTTTAATTATTCAGCAGATTATAGCGTTAGACCCACTGCAAAGCTACCTGACATTTTTATATTAGATTCTTTATCATCATTCGAATCCATTGGCATAACTTCTTTTGGAAGAAATTATAATTCTGTACCAAAATTAGTTGTTGTTGATGGTCTAACAAATAAAGTTATTTCTGATGTAAATTTAACTTATTCGTTTGGTGATTCCCAAGTTACTATTCTTAAGAATAATTCATCGCTTAGTAATGTTGCTCCCAAAATTATCCCAACAAATAATTCGAATGGAATAAAAATTAATAATATACAATTCAATCCATCATCAAAAGATGTAGTCGTAACCTTAGGAGCAAGTTTTAGTGATCCTGAAGATTTTCCATTTTTTATTGGAGAGAAGGTATTAATAGAAGGTATTAGTGTCGGTATTGCAACAACCGCAAGAGGATATAATTCATCAAACTATGATTACTCAGTATTCACTTTAACTGGAGTAACTACTGCTCTTGGTGGAATTGGAGCAACTGTATCATATAATCTTTCTTCTTATTTGGAAGACGGGCAAATTCCAGGAACTTTCAATACTTCCAATTCTTCTGGAAAAATAGTTCCACAATCACATTTTCCAATTTTCAGTCCAGTCCTCAAAAAGAATGATTTTTATACAGGTGAGGTAGTATATTCTACATCATCTACTGGAAATGTTGAATATTGGGACTCAATTAATCAATATCTCAAGGTATCAACTGTAGATACGTTTGTGTCAAATGACACTATAATCGGGAAATCTTCCGGGTCTGTTGCGATAATAAAAGGTATTATAAGTTATGATGCTGACTATAAAATTGATTCTTCTTCACCCAATAGAAAAGGATGGAATACTGAAACTGGATTTTTAAACAATGATTTCCAGAGAATTCATGATAGTGACTACTATCAATATTTTTCTTATTCACTAAAATCTCAAAAAGACTTTAGTACTTGGGATAATCCCGTCAGTTCTTTGAATCATACTGCAGGTTTTAAAAAGTTTAGTAATCTGATAATTGAATCTGAGCAATCAAATTCTGGTATTTTAACGGATCAGAATAATGGAGATTTTAGTGGCACCGCAAATTTATATAATTTTGTTGATCTAAACTGCGTTTTTGATTTTGATTTGGCTAGAGAAAATAATCTAACTATTGACCAAAATATTAAATCAGATGAGATAATTTTGAATTCTAGAGTAATTCAAGACTATATCGAATCTATAGGTAATAGAGTCCTGACTCTAGATAATATTTCTGATCAGTTCAATAGTAATCCTAGACCAACGGAATTTAGTGTCGTAGACTCATTCCCTCTAAATGATGCCAGATCTAAAAAATATATCATATCAATCCAGGACAAAAAGATTTTGGATGAAAAGCAAATAACTGCCGTTTCGTTGATTTATGACGGTTATTATGGATTTTTAAATCAATATGGAGTACAAACTTTAGGGAATTTGGGATCTTTTGATTTCAATATTTCAGGAAGTAACGGAAATTTATTGTTCTATCCAATAAAATCAAAATTTAATGATTATTATTTAAACATATTCTCATTTGCATTAAATGATGTTGTCAGTGGTATAAGTACGATAAACCTAGGAAATTCTGCGTATATTCATACGAATACAGTTGCAATTGCACAGGGGTCATCTACTGCTAATACTATTGTTGGTATAGCATCAACATATAGATCATCCAAGATCCTGGTACAAATCGGGTCTACTACTTCTTCATATTGCGAATATGATGAAATCACATATATTCACGATGAAAATGAGGTTTATTTCCTGGATTATGGGCAACTTTCTACTAATTCAATCTCCTCAAGATATTCATCAGGAATAGGTACATATAATGCATATATTTCTGGATCAGAAATTAAAATTGATTTAATACCCAATGATCCTACATCGGAAAATTATACAGTAAATACCTTTAACATATCATTGTCGAATGGGAATGTTTCTGGGGTTGGAACAGAAACTGTAGGAGGAAGTTCTATCAATTCATCTTCTCTTGGTATTGGTTCCAGCAATTCACCAATACCAAATATAATTGCATCATATTCTAATCTGGATTATATTTCTTCTTATTTGATACTCAGCATTGAAGATAAAACAAATTTACAGTATCAGATTTCTGAAATTTTAGTTCTAACCAATTCCGATGAATGTTACCTCACCGAATTTGGAGTACTACAAACAAATTCTATTCTTGGAGTAACTACTGCGGGCATTTCTGGAAACAAAACAAACATTTATTTTACTCCAATAGAAAATATTGAAGTTGATGTTAAGGTGTTCTTGACTAATATTGGATTATCTGATGAAGTATCGCAGATTTCATTAAATAAAGGTTCCGTTAATTATTCTTATGGGGAATATGTTGGTTCTAATAATGATATCAAAAAGCAATTTAATTTAACACATCAAAATTTGCCAATATTCCAAAGATATTTCAAAGGAAATGATTCCAATATTGTTAATATTAATAGCAATACTATCAGAATTCCAAATCACTTTTATGTAACTGGCGAGGAAATTGAATATTCATATAAAGATTCGGAATTAGATACTACAAAAGCTATTGGTATAGCAACAACTTCTATTTCTGGAATAGGAATAACTGATAAACTACCTTCGTCACTGTACGTAGTTAAAGTCAATGATCTTGACATTAGAGTTGCATCTTCTGCATCCAACGCACTCAAGACAATTCCAAATGTTTTAGACATAACTTCAGTTGGTATAGGAAGTTCGCACCTGTTTACCTCAAAGAATCAAAATGAAAAAGTAATCATAGGAATAGATAATTTAATACAGTCCCCGATAGTATCTACTGCGATTACATCAACATTGACTGGTAATATCTCAGTTTTTTCTGATCAGATATTTGTTTCTGGAATTAGTTCAATATATGGTGGCGATTTTATTAAAATTGACAGTGAAATTATGAAAGTAACTTCAGTTGGAGTCGGCAGTACGAATGCAATTTCTGTACTTAGACCTTGGTTTGGATCTAGAATTTCATCTCACACATCTTCCACATTAGTCACTAAAATTCAAGGAAATTATAATATTGTAGATAATATACTCTATTTTTCTGAGGCGCCATATGGAAAGGTTCCATTTGTCAATTTATCAAATCGTGGCGATGAAGAGGACTATGCAGGAATAGTAACCGGATCTACTTTTAGTGGAAGGGTATTCTTGAGGTCTGGATTATCCGGATCAAATGAAGAAGCATATGAAAAAAATTATATATTTGATGATATTTCCAAAGATTTTAATGGAAAGAAAAATACTTTTACTTTAAAATCAAATGGACAGAATATTTCGGGAATATCTACAGACAATTGTATTTTGTTGATCAATAATATATTCCAAGGTCCAGATAATTTAGGCGATTACACTATCAACGAAAACGCTGGCATAAGTTCAGTTTCATTTACCGGAACACCAACAACTAATAACTATGACGTAAATACCTCCAGTATTCCTAGAGGTGGAATTATACTTTCCGTGGGTTCCTCTCAGGGATTTGGATACCAACCCCTAGTTTCTGCGGGAGGAACTGCGATTGTATCAGCAGCAGGTACAATTCAATCAATTAGTATTGGAAATAGTGGATCCGGGTATAGATCAGGAATACAAAAAACAATTAATGTTGGCGTGAAAACCGAAAGTACTGGAATTCCAAATGTTCAATTCATAGGAACTGCTACTGTCAGCAATGGGTACATTGTAGGCGTGTCTATCACAAATCCAGGTATTGGATATACTTCAACAAATCCACCAATAGTTATTTTTGATGCTCCACTTTCATATTCAAACGTACCATTAATTTACAGTTCAAAGTCATCATCAGGACTTGGAACTGGAGCAATTGTCGATATTGTTGTTGGGCAGGGATCCAGTATAATTTCATTTGAATTAAAAAATCTTGGTTATGGATATAATAAGAATGAAATATTAACAGTTTCTATTGGCGGAACGACTGGAATACCAACAACTTCATCTCCGAGTTTTTCTGAGTTTGAGATTTTTGTCGATGATATTGCTTCAGATAATTTCAGTGCGTGGTCAATCGGAAATCTGCAAATAATTGATTCCATAGATTCATTATTTGACGACAAAACCAGGGAATTTCCAATAATCATAAACGGAAATCAGACAACAATTAGGTCCAAAAAAGGTTCAAACATTGATGTCCAGGCAACATTACTCGTATTTCTTAACGATGTTTTACAAGTTCCAGGTCAAGGATATACGTTTAGAGGTGGAAGTACGTTGATATTTGCAGAAGCTCCAAAAGTAGGTGACAGATCAAAGTTATTATTCTATAAAGGAACTGGTGATGTTGATACACAGAACGTCGATGTATTGGAAAGCATAAAGATTGGTGACATTGTTACTCTAAGTAGCGACAATATCGATCTGATAGAATATGAGAGATTGGTATCAGAGATTGTTTCTTCGGATATAATGAACACTAATTTATATGATGGACCAGGTATAAGTCAAAATGAAGATTTATATAGACCGCTATCTTGGTGCAGACAAACTGAAGATTTAGTTGTAAATGGGAAGCAAGTTGCAAAAGATAGGATAATTTATGAGTCTTATATTCAACCATCCACAAACATAATTAGAAATATTAGTGTTGGATCTACTGTATTTTTTGTCGAAAGTGTTAAGACTTTCTTCGATAGTGAGGGAGAATATCTTCACAATGGTACTAATGAAAAACCCCAAAATAAAATTATAATAATATCTCAGGATTCTATAGTATCCGCATCAGCAACTGTCGTAGTTTCTTCTTCTGGAACAATTTCCAGTGTTAATATGACAGATAATGGAGTTGGTTACACTACTTCTCCTTCAATTTCCATATCAAATCCAATAGGAATTGGATCAACCGGCGTTGCAGTATTTAATTCATCCATCATCAACGGATCCGTATCATCAATAGAAATATTGAATGGTGGATTTGGGTATGATCAATCCCTTCCCCCATCTGTATTATTTGAATCCCCGGCGTCTTCTTATGAAGTGTTGGATAACGTTTCTTATGAGGGTGATTTTGGAATTATTACTGGGATCAGTACAGTTTCTGTTGGCGTAGCTTCTACTGGAATTGCATTTGACTTCTTTATCCCTCTTAATTCTACACTAAGAAATAAAAATATTGTTAAGGTTGGAATAGCAACTACGGGAATTAGTGGAATTCAAACTGGATATTACTTTGTAATTAACAAATCAAACGTTGGAAAGGGTGTTACTTCACTCGATTCTTCCCAAAATGTTGTTGGGGTTGGCACCAGTTTTATTGATAATATCTATCAGGTTGCTTCAGTTTCTATTGCACAGACTTCTGTTGCTGGAGTTGGAATTACTAATGTTGCCAAAGTTATTGTAAGTGTTTCTGGTTATAATAATTTAACTGGACTTGGATTCAGTGGTTTTTATGGAGAATATAGTTGGGGTAAAATTTCTTCTGGTACAAGAACAAGTCCAAAGGAATTTGTATCGTATGCAAATAGTGGAGGAATTTCAACTTCTCCAATTATCCAAAGATTTAATAGACTAAAATATATTGGGTATTCTACAACATAAATAGATAAAAAACCGTAAAATGTCTGCAATTATTACTGACCAATTAAGAATCTTGAATGCGAAGAATTTTGTATCTGCAGCAACTTCTTCAAATAATTCATACTATGCATTTGTTGGTTTGCCAAATGCCACTGACTATTCTTCAACCTGGGACAATATTCCCCCTGCTCCAAAGGATAGTTTTGAGCAAGAAAATGATTATTGGGACACCATGATTGCCTTAAAAAAAATTAAGGCCAATGATGTCAACCAAGTTATCAAGAAAGTAACCTGGTTGTCGGGGATTACTTACGATATGTACCGCCATGATATCAGCAGAACAAACACTTCGAAACCATCTGGAGCGACAAGTATATATTCCACAAATTACTATGTAATCAATAGTGATTATAAAGTTTATATTTGTCTCCACAACGGAACAGATCCAGAAAATCCAAATGGAAGACCATCTCTAGATGAACCTACATTTACGGATTTGGAACCAAAGGCAGCAGGAGATAGTGGAGATGGTTATATCTGGAAATATCTCTATACAATTAAACCAAGTGAAATTATAAAATTTGACAGTATTAATTTTATACCAGTACCAAAAGACTGGGAAACAAACAGTGAATATGCGCCAATTAGAACCAATGCCACAAGTGAAAATAATCAACTTAAGATTATTACCATTACAAATAGGGGTATTGGACTAGGAACTGCAAATACAATATACACAAATGTGCCAATTAAGGGTGATGGTGTTGGTGCTAAAGCAACGATAGTTATTAACAACGATTCGAAAGTTGAATCAATAACAGTTTCATCTGGTGGTTCTGGATACACTTATGGAACTGTAGATTTAGTTGGAGCAAACTTTCCAACAGGCACAACTACACCAACGTTCGATGTTATTATCCCACCAAAGGGAGGTCATGGCGCAGACATTTACAGAGAACTTGGGTCATATAACGTTTTAATTTATTCGCGAATAGAGAATGATATAGAAAATCCAGATTTTACTACGGGAAATAAAATTGCTAGGGTTGGTATTATAGAAAATCCTCAGGCATACGATTCATCATCTTTGCTTGATATTGAGAAGGCAAGCGCAGTTTATGCACTAAAACTTGCTGGAGTAGGGTATAGTAGTGCAACTTTTGTGGCAAACTCTAAAATCACACAAACAATAAGTACCGGAACAACAGCAGTGGGCAGAGTTGTTTCTTATGATCAAAATACTGGTATTTTGAAATATTGGCAAGATAAAAGTCTTGTTGGTTTCAATACAGATGGTTCCCAAAATCCATCACCAGAATATGGAATTAATTTAAATAGATTTACAAGTTCGGTTGGAACTGGCGGAACAACATTTATCAACCAAACAAATTTATACATTGATACTTCATTTACGGGCGTTTCTACTACAATAAATAATAGGACATATAACCTAGGTCAATCTTTCATTAATGGTGTAGCAAACCCAGAAGCAAAAAAATATTCTGGAAACATAATTTATGTGGATAATAGACCATCAATTACTAGGTCATCAAACCAAAAAGAAGATATTAAAGTTATTTTGCAATTTTAAAGAATTATGTCACAAGAAACTAATTTCAACGTCTCTCCTTATTTTGATGACTTTGATGCGGACAAAAATTACCATAAGGTATTATTCAAACCTGGATACCCTATTCAAGCAAGAGAACTTAATACTATACAGTCTATATTAAAAAATCAAGTTGAACAATTTGGAAATCATATCTTCAAAGAGGGTTCTGTCGTAATTCCTGGTCAATTTTCCTATGAAAGTCCATTTTATGCAGTTGAATTAGAATCAACATACAACGGATCTCCTATTTCTTTGTATTTTGAAAATCTTTTAGGAAAAACTATCTCTGGTTCTAGTAGCGGAGTATCTGCGAAAATTGTATACCTATTAGACAGTAAAGATTCTGTAAGAGGCAATTACACAATATATGTACAATATCTGAAAAGTGGTGGATCAGACTTTAGTACTAAAGTCTTTGCTGACGGAGAGACTTTAATAACAGAAAATGATGTTCAATATGGGAATTTTAATATTCCCCCCGGCCAAGCAATTTGCAATACAATTTCAACAAACGCAACATCAGAAGGTTCTTCGGTAAAGGTAGCTCCTGGTGTTTATTTTGTTAGGGGTACTTTTGTAAACGTCACTGAGCAAAGAATTCTTCTGGACCAATATGATCAAAATCCTTCTTACAAGGTAGGATTTAATGTTATAGAAACTATTGTTACTTCTGATGAAGATGATTCGTTATATGATAATGCTCAAGGATTTTCTAACTATGCTGCCCCAGGCGCAGATAGATTTAAAATAGAATTGGAATTATCCAAAAAGCAATTTGACGAAGACACTTCAAATTTTGTAGAAATACTCAGGGTATTAGATGGTGTTCCGCAATTTTTTGATAAAAATCCACAATATAATTTAATTAGGGAAGAACTTGCGAGAAGAACGTCAGATACTAATGGTGATTATTATGTCAAACCATTTACATTATTTGTTCAGGATAGTCTGAATGATAAAGTTCTCAATAATGGTATATATTTTGAAGATCAAATAACTTCAAGTGGAAATAATCCATCTGAAGATATGATGATATACCAAATTGGACCTGGTAAGGCATATGTCAATGGATATGATGTAGAGACCATTTCACCAAGACTCTTAGATGTAAAAAAACCAAGAACTTCAAAAGATCTAACCAACCAAGTAATTTCTTATAATGCAGGAAATTTGGTTGTTGTTAATAATTCCTACGGTTCTGCTTCTATTAGCCTAGGAACAACTTCATATGTAAGTTTGATGGATTCCCGCATAGGAAGCACCGCTCACGTTGCATCCGGTACTACTATAGGTGTGGCTCGGGTTTATGATTATGTTCCAGAATCAAATTATGTTGACGATACAAGTAGATTGAATCTTAGACTATTTGATATACAAACTTTTACAAATATAACCCTGACATCTAACGTCACACAATCAATACCAGCCTTTATACAAGGCAAAAAGAGTAATGCTACTGGATATCTGAAGTATTCTGTTTCAAATTCATCATCCCTAACACTATATCAAGTATCTGGAACATTTTCAGAAAATGAACAAGTAATCATAAATGGTGCTGATAATGGAAGACTAATAAACTCAGTTAGAGACTATAAATTTTCTGATGTAAAATCACTATATTCTAATGTGGGCATATCCACATTTAATGCCGATTTAGTCTTAGATTCGGGATTTATTTTAGCACCTCAAGGAACTCCTTTTAATATCAGTGCAGCATCGGCAGGAATTAGTACAGTTTCCGTGGGATTGGAAAATAAATTTACCAATAAAATTTCAGCAGGTGATATAATTTCATATCCAAATCCAACTACAGGGTCAGATATAATATACAATAAAGTCAATTCGGTCAGTGCTGGGGGAACTAATTTCACAATTTCTGCGCTAACAAGTGTTTCTGGTATTTGTTCTGGAAATCTTCCAAGTTCCGATATCACTACTACTAATGTAAATAAAGTATATTCGTCTTCATATAATTCAAATAGTTCTTTATTGACAAAATTAAATAAAAAAAATATATCTTCAATTTCTTTAGAAAATAATGAGATTCTTCAGAGAAGAGTATTTTCAAACGTCTCCTTTTCCTCAAATAAAATAGAAATTACTGTTAGTGAACCCAGTGTATATTTTGACTCCTTTGATGAGGATAAATTTATTATTACATATAGTGATGGAACATTAGAACCACTAAGAAGAGATAAGTATTCTGTTAATGGTACTGCGAAGCAATTGACTTTCAGTGGATTAAAATATTCAAGCGGCACTGCAGAAGTTATTGCTACTGTAAAGAATATAAACCCTAACTCAAAAATTAAAAAATTAAATAAAGTTAATACATTAATCATCAATAATTCTAAGTATTCTTCATCTGGTATAGGAACTACAACTTTAAATGATGGATTGACATACAACGCAACATATGGAACAAGAGTTCAAGATGAAGAAATTTGCCTGAATGTTCCCGACGTATTAAATGTATTGGCTGTATATGAGTCTTCGTCTATTGCTGACCCATCTTTACCAAACTTAAAATTAACCTCCTTTACTGGACCAACCAATAATAATCAAGATTATATTATTGGAGAACAAATAGTAGGAAAAACTTCAGGAGCTGTTGGTCTAGTGGTCAATAGGATTTCAACTGATACTATTGAATATGTTTATTTGAACTTAAATCAATTCACAGAAAATGAGATTATAAAGGGAAAGGAATCATCTATTGAATCTATAATAACTTCAAAGTATTTGGGAGACAAAAATACAACACGAAATTTTATTTTAGATGATGGCCAAAGAGACCAATACTATGATTATGGAAGAATTATAAGAAGGGAGAATGTTTTAGAACCTTCCAAAAAAATAAAAATAGTATTTCAAAATTATACAATAGATTCTGGTGATACTGGAGAATTCATAACAGTAAATAGTTATCCAAACGTTGATTATAAATCAGAAATTCCTCTATACGAAGAAACAAGAGTAACAGATTTTATTGATATTAGACCTAGAGTTGCTCCATATTCGTTGTCCACCAAATCTCCATTTGAATTTGATTCTCGCATTTTTTCAAACGATGGACAATACTCAAAATATATCTTAGCACCTGACGAAAATATAATATTGAACTATTCTTATTATGTCGGAAGAATAGACTCTGTATTTTTAAATCAAGACGGAAGTTTTGAAGTTGTCTCAGGAATTCCCGACGATTATCCAACTGTACCACAAGAAAAAAATAATTCGCTGCAAATTGCAATAATAAACCTTCCGCCATATCTTTATGATGTAAAGAATGCTATTGTAAGTATGAGTCAGCATAAGAGATATCTTATGTCCGACATATCTTTACTTGAAAATAGAATCCAAAGAGTAGAAGAATTCACTACATTGAGTGCATTAGAATCAAAAACTGAAAATATTACTATAAAAGATGCAGAAACTGGATTGGATCGTTTCAAGTGCGGGTTTTTTGTTGATGATTTTAAAGATGACACATATCACGATTTACAAAACTATAGTTATAGATGTTCTATAGACCCAGATACTAAGACACTGAGACCTCTACATTATACAACATTGATTGATTTGCAATTAGGTTCGGAAGCAATTTCTGGAGTTGGTCAAACATATTCTCCAAACAAGGATCACAGTTATGTTTCCGATCTAGGATCTCCAAATATAAGAAAAACGGGGGATCTCATTACCCTGGATTATACTGAGGTTATGTATGATGAGCAATTATTAGCTACAAAAACAGAAAGTGTTACTCCGTTTTTGGTTAGATATTGGGAAGGAACTTTAATACTTAATCCACCAATTGATACTTGGATAGATGAGAGTGCAATAACTACAAATAGTTTCAATGAGGTTACAACAACTTTAGATCCAATTCCAGACGAAAACATCACTATTATCAATAATGTTACGATTGATAATGTAGTTAATATAAAAGATCCACTTACTCATGGTGGCAATAATCCAAGAAGATGGCCAAAAAGAATATGCTTCCGCAAAAAAAGATCTCGCCATAACCACAACCGCAAGAGAAGAATATGGTGCCATAGAAGAGGATTTGCCGACGCTCAGTTAAGAACAAGGCAAATTGGACCAATATCATCTTTCCCATTTTTAAATACATCAAATAACGAAAGAGAAAGAATTCGTGATGTTTTTGACAATGGATTTAGGGTGAGGATGACAAATAGAAGAAGAAGGAGAAGAATTCCTATTCTTACTTTGCCAGAAATAATAGAAACAGGTACAACAACAAGTACAAAAAGTACCACTGATGTTACAACTATTGTAACACCGGAACAAATAATAGAAACCGAAACTACATCAGAATCATCTTCTCATTACACTGAGCCTATAAGATTCCTCAGAAGTAGAAACATAGAATTTGATGCTAGGGGATTAAAACCAAGAACAAGATTTTATTCATTCTTCCAAGGAATAGACGTTAAGGATTATATTATTCCTAAATTGTTGGAAGTGACAATGATTTCCGGAAAGTTTGAAATTGGAGAAACTGTTGAGAGTGACCCAACTTTCACTACTTCAAAAATTAAATTTAGATTATGTAAACCTAATCATAAGGTAGGACCTTTTGATGGAAGTCCTGAAGGTTTTGTGGATTTGTCAATTGACTTGGGACTTGAGGACCAACCTGGTCTTCCTAGTCTTAGTTATATTCCTGGTTATAGACTAGTACAGCCAGAAACCTTCAAATTGAATCCATACACGCAACAACCAATGCCGGAGGATTATAGTGAATCTTCTTCATTCTTAAATGTGGATACTAGAGCATTGGAAATTCCTTCTGAAGTTGAATTTTATGGAAGAATATCGCCAAATATGACATTAATTGGTAAAACTTCTGGTGCTGTTGCAAGAATTTCAAATATTCGTCTTATTTCAGATAATGGAGGAAGACTTATAGGTTCTTTGTATATTCCAGATCCAAATAAAATTGGCAATCCATCTTGGATTAATGGCGAAAATAATTTCACATTAATAGATACTCCGAATCTTAACGATATAGTATCAAATGAATTCACCACAAATAATGAAAGCAGTGCCGATGCAACATTTACTTCGGACGGACAACTTGAAGTAACAGAAACTAATATTATTACAACAAGAAACGTTACTATTATTCCGCCACATACAACTACTATAACAACAACAACAAATACAACAACAAATACAACAACAAATACACAAATACCGACAACTCCTAGACCAAGAAATCCTAGACCTAGAAGAAGACAAACTAGACCAAGAAGAGTTAGAGTAGATCCATTAGCACAATCATTCTATATCAATGAAGACACCGGCATATTTTTAACTTCTGTTGATATCTGGTTTGAAACTAAGGATGAAGACAATATTCCGGTTACATTGCAAATAAGACCTGTCATATCCGGAGTACCAAGCAATGTAGTTATTCCTTTTTCTGAAGTAACCCTGACTCCAGATCAAATCAATATTTCTGTTGATGGATCAGCATCTACAAGATTCAGATTCCCATCTCCTGTATTTTTGAATGGTCCACAGCAACAGTCAGTAAGGCAAGCACCAATTGCAAGCAATTCTATTGCCGAATATGCGATTGTATTATTATCCAATAGTTCAAATTATAGAGTGTTTATAACACAATTGGGACAAAATGATATCCAAACTGGCGTTAGGGTTGTCACTCAACCAACTTTAGGAAGTCTATTCAAATCCCAAGACGGATCCGTATGGACTCCATCACAATTGGAAGATTTGAAATACAGAATTAATAGAGCAGATTTTGTGAGTGAAGGATTGGTTAGATTCTATAATCCAAAACTGGCATTAGGAAACAATAGAGTTAGTGTACTAGATTCAAACCAAATACAAACAATTTCAAAAAGAATTGTAGTAGGTTTAGGGTCTACTGGATACGACTCTTCAATAATTGTTCCTGGAATAACAATCACACAAAATAATAATGCTTATGCGGATTTGATTGGAATAGCAGGGAAAATTACTACAGGAGCCGGTGTTACTGTAAGTAACGCTGGAATAGGGTATACGCCAACTTCAACATCTGCAACATTTAATAATGTGTTTCTGTTAACAGAGACTGGGTATGGGCAAGGTGCAACTGCAAATGTCGTAGTAAATTCAAGTTCTGTTTATTCGGTAACAATAACAGATGGTGGATATGGTTATCAAGTCGGAGATTCTTTATTAATTCCAAGTATAGGACAAAATGTAGGATTTGGCGCGAAAGTTGTTGTAAGTTCAATATCGTCAAATAATACTTTTATATTAGATAATGTCCAGGGTTCTTTCTCCTCCGGAATTTCCACCTTAAGTTATATAAATTCTTCGGGTATTACTACATATGTTGGAGCAGGAGTAACCATTTCAACTATTACTGAAGATCAATATTATGATGGTTTACACTTGAAGGTGTATCAAAAAAATCACGGTATGCACTCTCCTGAGAATTATGTGCATATATCGAAGATGAGACCTTTGAATGTAGATACAAATTCTCGATTGGCAACAGAACTAACCTCATTGGAATCAAGTACAATCAATCTGATATCTTCCTCTGGATTTGAATTGTTTGAAGGTGAGAGCGTAAGTGCTCTCAATCCAGGATACGTAATTATTGGCGATGAAGTAATTTCTTACACTGGAATTTCTGGCAATTCCTTAACAAATCTCAGTAGATCTATTGATGGCACTCAAGCAATTTCATACATTGCGTCAACTTACGTTTATAAGTATGAATTTAATGGAATTTCTTTAAGAAGAATCAATAAAATACATAATTTTGCGGAGGTTGACATTGAAAATCATCCAATAACGTTTGATAGTTATCATATCAAGATTGACAATTCTTCGGAAGATTTCCAAGATAATAGTATAGGTACAGATAGATCAAATGAGTTATACTTTAAGTCATCATCTCAAACTGGAGATGCTGGTACTATAATCTCTAATAATATTCAATTTGAATCTATCGATCCTGATATAGCAACAATAATACCTTCAAAAACAGATATATCCGCAAAAGTAAGGACATTTACTGGAACCAGTATTTCTGGAAGCGAAACTTCTTTCAAAGATTGTGGATTCCAAGATATTGATTTAAATGATGCTACTTATTTTGATAGTCCTAGATTAATCTGCTCAGAAGTAAATGAAGAGAGATTTATCACAGAAACTCCAGGAAATCGTTCTCTTAGTATGGAATTTTTAATGTCATCGGAAGATTCTAGAGTTTCTCCAGTAATTGATACGATAAGAACGTCTGTAGTTCTGACTTCATGTTTGATAAATTCTCCAATTGCAGAAAATTCTTCTTATGCGGATGATGAATCTGTTAGAAGCTTATATGCAGATAAGCACAATTCAATATATATTTCTAAACCAGTTAAACTCAAGATACCCGCAAATTCTTTAAAGGTATTCTTAACTGCAAGTAGAAATGATACCAATGATATCAGAGTTCTATATCAATTATTCCGAGATGATTCTCCAGAAATTCCACAAAATTTTGAATTATTCCCAGGTTATTCTAACTATCAAATTGATGGAATAGGAATTAAAAGGGTGATAGACCCATCGAAAAATGATGGGTCTGCGGATTCATTTGTGCAGCAAACCTCAGATAGATCATTTAAAGATTATGAATATAGTGTTGATGATCTTCCCGATTTCAGTTCTTTTGCAATAAAAATTGTTATGTCAGGAAGAAATCAGGCTACTTATCCTATGGTTTCTGCACTGAGAGCTATTGCTACCGTAAAACCAAAACTTTGATTTAATTATGGAATACTTTAAGGTAAAGGACAGGGATCATTTAATAAGAGATTGTAACTCAAATGCGATAGTGAACACTGACGTTGAGAGTTACAATACATATATTGAGAATTATAAGAGAATATATAAATCAAATCAAAAAATAAAAGACCTTGAAAATGATATAAGCGAAATTAAAACCGATTTGACTGAAATTAAAAACTTATTGAGGAATTTGGCAAATGGATCCTAATCAAATCTCACTTGAGAATATTACAAAAATGTTTGAATATGAAAAGGTTGCAAGAGATATAGATAGTATATCTGACATTGACACTTTGAGAAATTTTGCAAAATCATATGCTAAATTATATCTCAGTCAACAAGAAGCAATTGCTAATCTCAAATTCTAATGGCACAACCATCAACAAGACAAGAACTTATTGATTATTGCAAGAGAAAACTGGGCGCTCCCGTTCTGGAAATCAATGTTGCCGATGAACAAATTGATGACTTGGTAGATGATGCCATTCAGTTTTTTCAAGAAAGGCATTTTGATGGCGTATATCCAACATTTTATAAGTATAAGATAACACAAGATGATATTGAACGAGGTAGAGCTGGATACAGTGGAGGATCTGTAGGAATAGCATCTACATCAGCAACCGTAAATATAGTCGGCACTGCTACCACATTTACTTATTTTGAGAATAGTAATTACTTGCAAGTTCCACCAAATGTGATAGGCGTCAATAAAATTTTTATCTTTGATGGCGCAAATACTATTACCAGTAGTATGTTTAGTGTTAAATATCAATTATTCTTAAATGATATTTACTATTGGGGAACAACTGAACTTCTTAGTTATGCAATGGTTAAGACATATCTAGAGGATTTGGATTTCCTTCTGAATACACAAAAACAAATTCGTTTTAATAAGAGACAAGATAGACTATATCTTGATGTTGATTGGTCATCTTTAAGAAAGGACCAATACGTTATTATTGATTGTTATTCAACTCTTGACCCAAATGATTATTCAAGAGTTTGGAACGATTCTTTTATTAAACCATATTTAACTTCATTGATTAAAAAGCAATGGGGACAAAATATGATGAAATTTACTGGCGTAAAACTTCCGGGTGGAGTGGAATTAAATGGAAGACAAATGTTTGATGATGCACAAAGAGAGATTGATGTCTTGATGGAAAAGATGTCAAACACTTACGAACTTCCACCTTTAGATATGATAGGATAATAAAATGCTCAATCCATTCTTTCTGCAGGGTTCTAAAACTGAACAAAGTCTTGTTCAAGATTTAATAAATGAACAACTTAGAATGTATGGTATTGAAGTTTATTATCTCCCTAGACAATATATAACAGAAAGAACTGTTATAAGAGAAGTTATAGAATCTGCATTCAGTAGTGCATATCCAATTGAGGCTTATGTGGAGACATATGATGGGTACAGCGAAAACCCAACTATTTTGTCTAAGTTTGGTATTCAGGCATTGAATGAAATTACTCTAACTATTTCTAAAGAGAGATTTAAAACTTATATTTCACCATTAATTCAAAATCAACCAGATATTAAATTATCATCAAGACCAAAGGAGGGGGATATAATTTATTTTCCTCTAGGGAAACGTTTATTTGAAATTAAATACGTAGAACACGAAAAACCATTCTACCAATTACAAGGAACATATACATATCAATTAAGATGTGAATTATTCAGATATGAAGATGAGGTAATAGACACCTCTATTGGGGAGATAGACGAACTTATTAGTGGTAATGTTAACGATCCAGAAAAAGTTCCTGTTGGAAATCTGGTAAATCTCAGGATGGTTGGAGTTGGAGTTACTGCATCAGCAGTTACTAGCATAGTGAACGGTGGGGTTAGGTATGTTACTGTGACAAATAGGGGAGGTGGGTATACCAGCACCCCAAATGTTGGCATTTCTTCTGCTCCAAGTAGTGGAAAAACTGCAACTGCAATTGCTAAAATGATCGGAGGAATTGTAGTATGCAATGACAATATAAATCCTCAAGCAAAATCTGTCCAGAGTGTTCAAATTGCAAATCCTGGGTATGGATATACTACAACTCCTGGGGTCAGGTTTATAGGTGGAGGTGGAAGTGGCGCAGCTGCAATTGCAACAATTGGTGACGGAATAGTTGGGGTTATTACAGTTACAAATCCAGGATCTGGATATGCAATTGCCCCTTCTATTGTATTCTCCGGAATATCAACAGTTTCTGCGGCCGCAACTGCAATTCTTTCTGCGGAAGGATTTATTTCATCAATACTCATCACGAATGCCGGCCTTGGATACACTGTGCCACCTACAATAAGCATACAAAATCCAAATACAAACTCAATAGGAAACTTTATTTTTAATGAAGTTATTACAGGATCTCAGAGCGGAACTGCCGCGAGAGTCAAATCTTGGGATTCTACTACTAATTTACTTCAAGCTTCTAACGTTGATGGAGAATTTATTCTCGGGGAAAATATAATAGGTTCTGAATCGGGTGCATCTCATTATCTGCGATCTATTGAAATTTATCCTACCGATGATGGGTATGCTTCAAATGAAGAAATCCAAATAGAAGCAAATAACATTTTAGATTTTAGTGAATCTAATCCTTTTGGAATGCCTTGAGTTATATAAATATTAGTTATTAGATTATCACAACAATAATAAGGTCAATCATATGTTTGAATATTTTTATCACGAAATTTTAAGAAAAACTGTAATTTCGTTTGGAACGCTTTTTAATAATATATCAATTAAACATAATAATGATTCAAATAATACTGTAAGTGTGATTAAAGTGCCTCTTGCATATGGACCAACTCAAAAATTTCTTGCAAGACTTAATCAATCTCCAGATTTAAATAAACCAGTTCAAATTACATTGCCAAGAATGTCATTTGAGTTCACTGGACTTACATATGATTCCACTAGAAAATCAACTACAACTCAAACTTTTACTGCAAAATCAGTAACTGATGGTAAAGATGTTAAAAAAGTATATCTACCAGTTCCATATAATATGCAATTTGAATTGAGTATAATGTCAAAATTAAATGATGATGCTTTGCAGATAGTTGAGCAAATTTTACCTTATTTTCAACCAGCATATACTTTATCAGTAGATTTGCTAGATACCATTAATGAGAAAAGGGATATTCCTGTGATTCTCGAGAATATTACAATGCAGGATGATTATGAGGGAGATTTTACTACTAGAAGAGTTTTAATTTATACTTTAAGATTTACAGCAAAAACCTATTTGTTCGGTCCAGTTGCTCAAGCAACCGACAGTATTATCAAGAAAACTTCTATCAGTTACATTGCTGGAGATTTGTCCGCAAATGCAACGAGAGAAATTGTTTATTCGGTAGAACCAAGAGCAATTCAAAATTATACTGGAATTATTCTTACAAATCTAACCAATGATATTTCAACATCAGACACACTAATTACAGTAAATGATGCGAGTTCTATTTCAGAAAATGTATACTTAGACCTGGAAGGCGAGGAAGTGTTTGTGAAATCAAAATCAGGAAATATTCTTACTGTTGAGCGCGGAAAAGACAATACTACAATAACCTCACATTTAGCGGGAGCACAAATTAAGTCAATTACTTCTGCTGATAATGCCTTAGTTGAAGTTGGAGATGATTTTGGATTCAGCGGAAGCACTTTTTGATAAGATATGAAAATGACAAAAAAATTTGACAAACTCAATGAAACATTTAACGTTGATGCGGAAATAGTTCCGGTTGAAACTCATATTGTTGAAAAGAAAATAGAGTCGTCTAAGGATGACATTAAAAAAGATTATGAGTATGCGAGAGGTAATTTATACTCCCTCATTGAGAAAGGTCAAGAAGCAATTAATGGAGTTCTTGAGTTGGCGCAAGAATCTGATCAAGCAAGAGCTTATGAGGTTGTTGGCCAGTTGATTAAAAATACCGGAGAAATTGCAGAGAAATTATTATCTTTACAAAAAACATTGAAAGATGTAGAGGAGGATAATCAACAAAGAGGTCCTACTACAGTCAACAATGCTCTTTTTGTTGGATCAACTGCAGAATTGGCAAAATTGTTGAAGCAACAGTCTGAAGATAACAAATAATAAATATAAAGAGATTTAGAGTATCTAAATGCAAAAATTAAAATCCCATAAGACGGTTGAACAAATAGCGAAGAAGCATCGGTTAGAAGTTTCTTTTGTGCAAAATCAACTTGATATGGGAGAACCTATTGAGCACGAACATACTCAAGATCATGATTTGGCGAAATATATTGCTTTACAACATCTTGATGAAATTCCAGATTATTATACTCGTTTAAAGAAAATGGAGGCAGATGCTAAAAGGCATCATAAAAAATTCAAAGATGTAAAAGAAGAAACAAAATCGGGCGATGAAGGTCTTCGTGATTGGTTTGGTAAATCCAAATCCTCAGATGGTAAAAGTGGATGGGTTCAACTTGGGGGAAAGTGGGCAGGCAAACCATGTGCTCGTCAAGAGGGTCAAACTTCCACACCAAAATGCGGAAGTTCTAAAATGAAAAGAGCACTTTCAAAAGACGAAGAGGAAGCAGCAAGACGTAGAAAAAATATTCAAGACCCAAATCAACCACAAAAAACTGGCGGCACAAAACCAACTAACGTAAGAACTGAAGAAATGGACCTACAAGAAGTCAAAGACAAACCAGGTAAAGGTAGTGGTAAAAAAGATGCTTGCTATAATAAGGTAAAGTCTAGATATGATGTTTGGCCAAGTGCATATGCTTCTGGAGCACTAGTAAAATGTCGTAAAGTTGGTGCTGCAAACTGGGGAACTAAATCGGAGGCAACTATGCACGAAGAAGAAAGATACTGTCCTCTATGTGATAAGAGGGAGTCAAGATCTGAATGTTCATATGGCGAAAAGGCATGGGATAAAGTTTCTGTGAAGGATGAAGAGTATTCTATGGCAAGATCCGAATTAAAAACTATTCACAATGCACTTAAAAGATTAGAAAAGAAGGTTGGTAAAGGTGAAGGTGATTTGGAAGCATGGGTTCAGTCAAAAATCACTAAGGCAGCAGATTATATTGATACTGCTGCAGACTATGTGGCAAGTGGGGAGATGGAAGAACAAAGATTGGTTGATAGAATCATGGACGAAATGAAATGTTGGTCTGGATATGAAAAAAAAGGTACTCAGAAACTTTTTGGCAAGAAATATAACAGGTGCGTAAAAAAAGAAGATGTGACCATTGAAGATGCAAATGGAAATACATTTGCAGAAGTTGTTGATATTATCAAACCAGAACCAATCAAAGGATTTAAATCACAAGTACAAGAAGCAACAAGATTGCAAGCACAAACTGGCAATGTAGTTGGAGTTACTTTGAACTGGAGAGGGAAATATTATTCACTTAAAATGTTTTTCCCACAAGTAAAACTTCCAACTCGTAAAGATATTAATGTTGAACTTCAAAAAGTTTACCCAGGATGTAATGTACTTTACCATTCGGTTTCTGAAATTCAACCAGGACAACCATTAATCCAAGCATTTGGACCTCAGGGAGGAAGCGCATCTAAACCAGGTCCAAATAGAAATTATGTAAAACCTATGGGGGAAGAAGTTGAAATTGATGAAGACTGGCAATCAGTCAATCGTAAAGATAAGACTGACGGATTAAGTCCTGCAGCAGTTAATGCATATCGCAGAGAAAATCCAGGTTCAAAACTACAAACTGCAGTAACTGAAAAAAATCCTACAGGAAAAAGAGCAAAAAGAAAAAAAAATTTTTGCAGAAGAATGGGAGGAATGAAAAAAAGATTAACATCGGCAGAAACTGCAAGAGATCCAGACTCAAGAATTAATAAAGCACTTCGTCGTTGGAATTGTAATTAATACAAAGGAATATTATTATGCCGATCTCAAATGATGTATATCTTGGCAATCCATTATTAAAAAAAGCAAATACGCAAATTGAATTTACTCAAGAACAAATTTTAGAATTTGTCAAGTGTAAAGACGATCCTGTTTACTTTGCAAATAATTATGTAAAAATTGTAACCCTGGATCATGGATTGCAGACGTTTAAACCATATCATTTCCAAGAAAAATTAATTAAAAATTTTCACAATTACAGATTTAATATCTGTAAGATGCCTAGGCAAACAGGAAAGAGTACTACTGTTGTTGCTTTTCTTTTGCACTATGCAGTATTCAATGATAACGTGAATATTGGCATTCTGGCAAACAAAGCAGCGACTGCAAGAGAACTCTTAGATAGGTTGCAAACCGCATATGAAAATTTACCAAAGTGGATGCAGCAGGGAATTATTTCTTGGAACAAAGGTTCCTTGGAACTGGAAAATGGAAGTAAAATCTTGGCTGCTTCTACTTCTGCTTCTGCAGTTCGTGGTATGTCATTCAATATCTTATTTTTGGATGAATTTGCGTTCGTTCCAAATCATATTGCAGATTCTTTCTTTGCGTCAGTATATCCTACAATTACTTCAGGTAAGAATACTAAAGTAATTATAGTTTCTACTCCACACGGTATGAATCACTTCTACCGTATGTGGCATGATGCAGAAAAAGGTAAGAACCAGTATGTATTTACTGATGTTCATTGGAGCGAAGTTCCGGGAAGAGATGAGGCATGGAAAAAGCAAACCATAGCCAACACGTCAGATCAACAGTTTAAAGTTGAATTTGAATGTGAATTCCTAGGTTCTGTTGATACGCTGATTGCACCAAGTAAACTCAGAACCCTCGTGTATGACCACCCTAAGACCCGTAGCGCGGGTTTGGACGTATATCAGGACCCTATAGAGGAACACGACTATTTGATTACTGTAGACGTTGCTAGAGGTGTTGGAAATGATTATTCCGCGTTCGTTGTGGTTGATATTACCCAGTTTCCTCATAAAGTTGTTGCAAAATATAGGAACAATGAAATTAAACCTATGCTTTTCCCCAGCATAATATATGAGGCAGCAATGGCATACAATGCCGCATATATTCTATGTGAAGTAAATGATGTTGGGGACCAAGTTGCAAGCATTCTTCAATATGATCTGGAATATAATAATCTTCTTATGTGCTCTATGAGGGGTCGTGCTGGGCAAATAGTTGGTCAGGGATTTTCTGGGAAGAAAACTCAACTTGGCGTTAAGATGTCAAAGACAGTTAAAAAGGTTGGTTGTCTCAATCTCAAGACGATGATTGAGGAAGACAAATTATATTTAAATGATTATGAAATCATTAGCGAACTGACTACCTTTATCCAAAAGCATAATTCATTTGAAGCAGAAGAGGGGTGTAACGATGATTTGGCAATGTGTTTGGTTATCTATGCTTGGATAGTCGCTCAGGATTATTTTAAAGAGTTAACTGATCAGGATGTAAGGAAGAGATTATATGAAGAACAAAGAAATCAAATAGAACAGGATATGTCTCCTTTTGGATTTATTTCAGATGGACTTGATGAGAATACTTTTGTTGATGTCGATGGAGACAGGTGGCACGTTGATGAATATGGCGATAGGGCATATATGTGGGAATACATGTAATGGACTTAGATAAGCAGATAAAACTGGGGCATTTATTACTTGTAGATCGGCAATGTAGAGTGTGTGGGATAATGAAAAATTTAACCGATGATTTTTATAGAACACGTAAAGATAGAGGTCCAGTTGCATCTTCATACTCATATGAGTGCAAAGAGTGTTCAATAAAAAGAATAATCAAAAGTAGAAAAAAAATAAGGTCTCATAGTAATGAGTGGGAATATCCTGACTGGTAATTGCGATTCACGTCATGTTTCCCTTATGGAAAATAAGTTTTTCATAAATATTTTTTAGATAAACTGAGATTAACGGAGAAAAACATGGCGACTCCTCAATTATCTCCTGGTGTATTAATCAGAGAGGTTGATTTAACTGTAGGAAGAGCTGATAATGTACTAGATAACATTGGAGCAATTGCAGGACCATTTGCAATTGGTCCAATTGATGAGGCGATTGACATCACAACAGAAAAAGAATTACTTAACACTTTTGGAAAGCCACTTTCTACAGATGCTCAATATGAGTATTGGATGAGTGCTTCCTCATTCCTTTCCTACGGTGGTGTTCTTAAAGTTGTGAGAGTGGATGGTGGAAGTTTAGTAACTGCCAATGCTATTAGAAACTCTTCCGGAGTTTCTACTGCAGGAGAACCAACACTCAAAATTAAAAATTTTGATGATTATGAGGCAAATTATGCAGACGATATTGCAAATTATATTTTTGCCGCCAAAACTCCGGGATCCTGGGCAAACAACCTAAAAGTTTGTGTAATTGACGATAAAGCAGATCAAATTATTACAGTCGGATCCGCAGTTGCAGACCAAGCATCAGTTGGGATGGGGTTAACAACAACCTTGGTAAATGTCCCATCTGCAGGAATTGGTACTACTTCATTATTTAACGGTTACTTGAAAGGAATTGTAACTGGCGTAGGCGCAAGCACTCTTGAAGTCAAAGTAAGTTCTTTAGTTTCCACTGATGGCACTGAAACTCCAATAACTTATGCAGCCAAGTCACAATTGCAATCATTCAAACCTTCTACTGGCGGGGGAACTATTGCGGTCAATCTAATTGATTCTTCTGGCACATTGGTCGATTCTTCATCAGTAAATACTGGACCTAATCCAATTCTCGATTGGTATGACCAACAAGTATTACAACTATCAAATACTTCAATTTATTGGAATTCAATTGCACCGAAACCAAGAACTTCACAATATGCAGCAAATAGAAATGGAAGAAGTGACGAGATTCATGTAGTTGTCATTGATGACACTGGTACAGTTACTGGAATTCAAGGCAATCTTCTCGAAAAACATGTTGGATTGTCAAAAGCAACTGATGCAGTTTCTGCAGTAAATTCTCCCCAACAAATATGGTGGAAGAACTATTTGTCTCTTTATTCAAAGTATGTTTATGTTGGAGATAATCCTTCAGATGAACTAAATGTCAATGAACCAGTTGTAGCTACTGGATTCTCCACTGCATTTACTGAGTTTACAAATTCACAAGGTCTTTGGAATAAAGACGCTCAAGATAAAACATATAGTGCTCTAGGAAATGTAACGTATACATTAGGAGGCGGAAAAGATTATTCCGCTACTGGAGGAATGACCGCAATTCTTGGGGATTTATTTACCGCATATAATTTATTCTCAAATGCGGATGAAATTGAAGTTGATTACTTAATCATGGGTCCAGGCCTTCAGAATAAATTTGAGTCGCAGGCAAAAGCAAATCATCTAATTTCTATTGCTAACGGAAGAAAGGATTGTGTTGCAGTAATTTCTCCCCACCGCGCAGATGTTGTTGATCTCACAAATACTGATACCCAAACTGACAATATCATAGAATTCTTCTCGCCACTTTCTTCTTCATCATATGCAGTTTTTGACAGTGGGTATAAGTACACCTATGATAGATTCAATAATAAATTCCGTTACATTCCATGTAATGGGGATGTGGCAGGTCTGATGGTAAGAACAAATGTAGTTGCTTACCCATGGTTCTCTCCCGCAGGACAACAAAGAGGAATTTTGAATAATGCAATCAAACTTGCATATAATCCAAATAAGGCTCAAAGAGACCAATTATATCCACAACGAATTAATTCAATTATTAATCAACCGGGTATAGGTATTCTTCTTTTTGGTGATAAAACGGCACTAGGTTACGCATCTGCATTTGATAGAATTAATGTTCGTCGCCTATTCCTTACGGTGGAGCAAGCACTCAAAAGAAGTGCCGAGGCTCAATTATTTGAACTGAACGATGCGATTACAAGAGCAAACTTTGTCAATATTGTTGAACCATATCTCCGCGATGTTCAAGCAAAGCGTGGACTTTATGGATTCTTAGTTGTTTGTGATTCTTCCAATAATACTCCAGATGTTATTGATAACAATGAATTTAGAGCTGATATTTACCTGAAACCAGCAAAATCCATTAATTATGTCACACTTACCTTTGTTGCTACCAGAACCGGAGTAAGTTTTGAAGAAGTTGCTGGTGCTGTTTGATTTTAATTAAAACACTAAAAGGAGGAATCAAAAATGTCACACTCAATTCAGGATTTCAAAAAAGCACTTAGAGGTGGTGGTGCAAGGCCCAATCTATTTGAAGTTGCTATTCCCTCACTTCCTAGTGGGATTGATTTTGGTGGTACTGATGGCCAAGATAATTTCAGTATGCTATGCAAGTCAGCCGCTTTACCAGCATCCAATATTGCTTCAATTGATGTTCCCTTTAGAGGAAGAATCTTCAAAGTTGCTGGCGATAGAACATATGATACTTGGACAGTAACAGTTCTGAATGATGAAGATTTTGCTGTTAGAAATGCTATGGAAAGGTGGATGCAAAAAATTGGTCAATATGGTGATGCAAGCGGTGACACCAACCCTGCAGATTATATGGTAGATGCTTACGTGAAGCAGTATAAAAGATCTGCGTCTAATACCGGATTCAATACTCCTACTGGACAAGGATTAGAAGCAGCTGCTCTCTATAAGTTCTATTCTATTTTCCCAACTAACGTTGCTGCTATTGATTTGTCATACGATAGTTCTGATACCATTGAGGAATTTACTGTAGAATTCCAAGTTCAATACTGGACTCCTCAAGGTGCCCAGGAAGCGTGGCAATAAATAGTAACAGTAAAGTAGGATTGAACTTTAATAATGGCAAGATTATTTGGATTTTCTATTGATGATAATGAAGAGTTGTCATCAAGTGCAATCTCCCCCGTTCCTCCCAATAAGGAGGACGGGGTTGACCACTATTTAAGTAGTGGGTTTTTTGGTTCATATGTAGATATTGAAGGTGTCTATAGAACAGAATTTGACCTTATCAAAAGATATCGTGAAATGGCACTACATCCAGAGTGTGATAGTGCGATTGAGGATATTGTAAATGAAGCAATTGTAAGTGATACAAATGATAGTCCTGTCCAAATTGATTTGGACAATCTAAATGCAAGTGATGGAATTAAAAAGAAAATAAGAGAAGAGTTTAAATATATTTTAGAACTCCTAGACTTTGACAAAAAATCGCACGAAATCTATAGGAATTGGTACGTTGATGGTAGACTTTATTATCACAAAGTAATTGATTTAAAGAGACCCGAAGCAGGAATACTTGAACTGAGATACATTGACGCAATGAAAATGCGTTATGTTCGTCAAGCAAAGAAAAAGGAAGGGGATAAGTATAAAGTTTCGAATAGGATGATCAATAATCCTATGGATTATGAATTTCCTGAAATTGAAGAGTATTTCATTTATGAACCAAAAATGACATACCCAACAGGCACTCCAGCTCCTGGTGCATTGGGTGGGTCAAATTCTGGAATCAGAATGACTAAAGATTCAATAACTTATTGTACTTCTGGACTTGTAGATAGAAATAAAGGATCTTCTCTTTCATACCTACACAAGGCAATTAAGTCACTCAACCAGTTAAGAATGATTGAGGACTCTCTGGTAATTTACCGCCTATCAAGAGCACCAGAAAGAAGAATTTTTTACATTGACGTTGGCAATCTACCGAAAGTAAAGGCTGAGCAATATCTTCGCGATGTTATGATGAGATACCGAAATAAACTGGTGTACGATGCGAACACTGGGGAAATTCGCGATGATAAGAAGTTTATGGCAATGCTTGAAGATTTCTGGTTGCCAAGAAGAGAAGGTGGCAGAGGAACTGAAATTACTACTCTACCAGGCGGACAAAATCTTGGAGAAATTACTGATATTGAGTACTTTAAGAAAAAACTATACCAATCTCTGAATGTTCCCCCATCAAGAATGGATGGAGAAGGTGGATTTAATCTGGGACGTTCATCTGAGATTTTAAGAGATGAAGTTAAGTTCAGTAAATTTGTCTCTAGATTGAGAAAGAGATTCTCATATATGTTCAGTGATATGCTAAGAACTCAGTTGATTTTGAAGAATATCATTACTCCAGAAGACTGGAATGCTATGGACGAGCATATCCAATATGACTTCTTATATGATAACCATTTTGCAGAATTGAAGGACGCAGAACTTCTCAACGAAAGGTTGAATATGGTTCAAGTTGCAGAACCTTACATTGGCAAATATTTTTCGCAAGATTATGTAAGACGTAAGATTCTGAGACAAACTGATATTGAAATCCTAGAGCAGGACAAAATAATCAAAAAAGAAATAGAGGAAGGAATTATTCCAGATCCAAATCAACCCGTAGATCCAGCAACTGGATTGCCATTGGATCAAACTTCACAAATGGATTTGGGACAACCAGTGATGGAACCAGAGATTGATGCTAGTGCAACTCAACCGAGTACAAAAGCAGTAGATATGCCAAAAGGCGGCGAAATATAAATAACAAAGATTATTATCAAGTATCAAAATGGATGATTTAATGAATATGATTGCTACTGACGAGTCTCCCTCTCAGATTAGTGACAAGATTAAAGATCTTCTCTTTGCTAAGGCAGCAGAAAAGGTTGATGGGTTTCGTCCCGATGTAGCCAATCATTTGTTTAATAACGAAGAAGACTGAGAGAAATTTACCGAAAGTTAGTAGGTAATCC